AATTAGATCTCGTGCCAGCATCATTGAGTTCAAATAGTGCTGATTTAGCAGCGTTTTCAATCGCTTTCTCTACAGTGATAAAGAGTCTTCTTACGTTGATTCTATCGAATGCACTTTCAAATGCTAATCCTGTTTTATCTCCAAAAAGAATTATACCAGAACCAGGTTGTGATATGATAGGGTTGATTCTATTTGCATAGAGTCTATCTCTAGCGTCTTGACCAGGATTGAACGCAAGTTTCACGGGGAAGTTCAAACCACCTCTTGCTGTACCAGCAGGTGAGAACCATGGGAAAGAATCTCTATCTGTTCTTACCATCAATCCAGCAATATCACTAGATGAAGGTATATAAACAAACTTTTTATTGAACCTATCATAAACGTATTGATAACTTGAATCAAACACAACATAAGATGATGAGGTTATTGGTGAGAAGAATGATAGAACATTATCTAATTGATCTGTAGCACTTGCTACGTTTACTGTTGCAGTTCTATTAGGTGATATAACAGCAACCGTATCCTTTCTGCCCTCGGCAATCTGGATCATTTTATTTGCTTTTGCTTGTTCCTCTTCTTTTGTCTTATGAGCAGATCCTTGTAATAAGAATCTAATGTCACTATTTACGGGGTCAGCAAATTTATCATATCCTGATAGTATGTCACCTAAAGGTGCATCAAACAATCCTACACCTGTGTAATCTTTACCACCTACAAGAGGATATCCTACATTTCCTAAAGAAGCAAATTTAATATTCTTTACGTTTTGACCCCACGCTCCAGCATTGTCAGTCACAGGAACAAATCCACTACTGAATCCAGATGCTAATGGTTCTGTGCCATGATGAGTATCTGTTCCATTTACGGGTGATACACCAGCAAAAATGAATTCGGAGTTATCTGCTAGAAAATCTTTATAGTAAATTGATCTACCACCAGATTGTGTGGTGTCTTTTCCTTTTGATAAGTTAGGGAATTTCTCAAGAACTGATCCCACATCACCAGTAACACCACCACCTGCATCTATGACTACAACGTGAAGAGCATCATTTGCTCCATCTCTCTTTGTAACATAGTCGTTTGTTCTTGGTTTATTGAGCACTGACTTCCAAGGGATAGTCACAATGTCAGATCCACCATCTGCCACACTCGTCATGATATTCTGTGCTGTATACCAATCACTTATGGTGCCAGAGGCAGGTGTAAACCTACTGTTTATGTTAGCAGTGCTTGAAGAGTTGATACCAACCAGATTACCTGTTCCTGTTTTGAACTCAAGTTGAGAACCCTCTTGATAGTTTACTAGTGTTTCTACACCACCAACTACTTTACTTACTACTCGAACATCTATTGTACCACTTCCAATTTTTGAAATGATACCTTTCAACATACCAGTTGCAGCAGCAGTGGTACCAACACCCACTGTTACACCAGTGAGCGATTGTGTAACACCATATCCTACAAATATGTTTGTGGTGGTAACGCCAGTAAATACTTGATCTGCAGCATTGTCTATGACTGCAACCTTAATATTTTCTGCCCATGCACCAGGATTTTTTGCGGAGAAATACCAAGTGGTATCATCTGCTTGATTGTTGATATAATCTTCGTATCCATCTACTCGAAGATTTCCTAAAGATGCTTGACCTGATGCAGCATTTGCTGTGTTTAAGTCTCCACCACCAACACGAACAACATCCAACTTACCACCATATGATAAGAAGTTTGCTGCCCCATACCAACACTCGTAGTGGAAATCAGTTGTACCCACACCTGGTTCACCAAATGTGTCAACTAATTCTTTTTCATTGTTGATTCTAGTTATTTCATTGACAGGTCCTTTACGGAAAGGAGCAGCAATACCACCAACAACGTTGAGTGTAAAATCTACGCCACCCCTAGTAAGGTCAACCTCTCTTACTGAAATACCTGGAGATGCTAATCGAAGTGCCATTCTAACTCCCTGCAGTACCCGAATTTTGACTAAAATTATTTAGGTTTTTCGTCTGCTATATACAACTTGCCCAATCATTCGGTATATAACCAAACTTATTTTCAAACTCATCATAGACCCATTTCATGTTTTCATAAGCATATTTCCATGTTTTATATTCAAGATCACACCATTGTGAATAGATTTTATTTTTCAATAAAGTGAGGTGATTAATATCTTTATAAGTTGGTGATATGGGAAATTCTAAAAACTTTGATAAAGGTTGCATATTACCTCTATAGAAATCTTCATTGATAATAAATTTTACGTTATCTTCTCCCCATACTCTCACGTACCTCTCATATTTTTTGATGTAACTTAGACAAAGATCATCAAATTTCATGTATGAGTGTGGTGTTCCACCCTCTGTCAATGATTTTCTATTACAAACTGACCACAACCTTTTTATAGGGTCTCTAAGCATCATCACTACTTTGATGTCAAAATATATGAGTAACTTATCTTTGATTGATAGCATAAATTTTTCAGTCAGTTGTTGTTCTGAGTTAGAAAAATCTAAGAGAGATTGATACTTATCATCTATATCTCTCCATAATTTGACATAGTAACTAATGTAGTTGTCAATACTTGGTTTTTTATCGAACGTATGTTCAGACATGAACATGCTGTCAGGTAGTGACCATGGTCTGTGTATATTTTTACCATATTTCTTTTTTCTTTGATGTAGTTTTTCTCTATTTTTCTGTGTTTGTGGTGATTGTATATGAAGTAGATAATTACTCTCTTTTACATTACCACCATGTCCATAATTATTACTCCATAATGTGTAATACAACGACGTGTTTCCCGATGAGGGATACCCTGCATTCAATAGTAGTTTAGGTTTCACATACTTTATAGAGTATAGTCCCACATATATGAACGATCTCCGTACTCATCTACTTTCCAATTGTCTCCATTTGAATCTACCTGTTCTATCTCATCGTCTAAACCATCACACACAAAACCAAATGGTGCCATGTCTTGTTCAATAGCATTTTTTTGTTCCTCATATATGCGTTTTCTAACATCCTGATCAGTCATTTCCTTGAAGTAATCTTGTGCAACTAACCAAGAAAAAATAACTAGACACATAGCAAGGTCATCGTTACATCCTTCCTCTGCCTCAAAAGATTGTTTCTTTTGTATAAATGTTGTAAGTTCAGCTATAATATTATAATCACAAAAAATTAATTTATCCTCTTCCACTAATGTTTTTAGATTAGAACACCCAACTTTTTTTGTAGTTGTGCTCATCTTAACTCCTAACTGTGTTTTTACACCAGAAAAACCAGACCCAACTATTTGACCTGCTCTTCCACGCATGGCAACCATAAGTAAATTTTCATACTCTAGATCATAAAACAATATTGATGCAACTTGATCACCTATGTCGTTCACCTCGCATAAAACATATGCATTATTATACGCTGTTGCAACCTCTTCAATAATACTTGGAAACACCATTGGTTTTATCTCATTATCCCTATAAGTTGCCACAACTTTGTAAGGAAATTCTGTAATATCAGCAACAATAAAAGCACTATAATCCTTTGATATACCCCTCGCCACATCAACCGTTACAATATAATCTCTTTTATCAAATGGTTTTTCATAAACAGACAGTTTACCATTTTGTTCTATTGGTTGTTCATACACCAATGACTTTAATTTTGCTGCATTTATCAAAGTGTCAACAGAACCTAGAAACTCACATTCAAACTCGATAGAAAATTGTTCTTTGCTTGTGTTTGCTATTGTTTGCTTCTTCCATTTTGCATCTCGACCTGGCACCTCAGACCAGTGCACTTCAGTCGCAATATACTCATTTTGTCCACGTTCAGCATCATGCCACATACGATAAAAATGATTCATACCATGTGGAGTGGATACTATTATAACCTTTGTAGATTTACCAGATGATATGGTAGGATAAACAGATGCAAAAAAGTCATCTGCAAGATGATTTTGAACAAATGCAAACTCATCAAGAAAAATAATATTGAATGACATACCTCGAACTGCTGATGCAGAAGTAGATGCTGCTATTATTTTTGACCCATTCTCCAATTCCATTGATCCCTTATTCCAAGCAATGATACCTTGCTGCATCCAAGTCGGCAGGTTTTCATACGCCAATTGTAATCTTCCAAGTAGATCTCTAGCAGTTGCTGCTTTGTTTGCGAGTATTCCGATATTGACATTATCGTTAAATATTGCGTAATGAAGTAAATATGAAACCACTGTTGTAGACTTTCCAGTTTGTCGTGGCATCTTACAAATATTGAATCTATGCTTATGAAAATTTCTTATTAATTTTTTTTGAAATTTATACATATTGAAATTAACAAGACCCTCATCCACGTTTACAATCTTTATATGTTTTTCTGTAAAATATACTGGATCTTTTTTACATTTCACAAACTCTAAAATATGTTCTTGTGTGAACTCTGTTTGTGTATTTGCTTTTTTTAGATTTGGATTACCAAGATAGATGTCACTTTTTGCCATAATTTATTTGAAACTAGATTGCCCATACCCTTGCGATAAATTGCCTAATGCTGACTTTACAACTTTTCCTGTTGTTTTTGCTGCTCTATTAATTTGTTTCTTGGATGGCATATTGATCCTATTTTTATTATCTTTTTCTCCACTTCTATATGGATTCGATTGCCTTTGTGGTTTTACGTCTGTATTTTTTGTGCCCCTGTTAGCAAGTGCAGAACCTTTATTAGGTTCTCTTTTTGCTAATTGGTTATCTTTTACCACAGAATAATCTCTACCTTGTTTCATATCAATGGTTCTACCAGGCGTTCTTCTATCAGAATCCCTTAGTTTACTAACCATCTCATTACAGGTGCATTTATGTTTTTCTTTTCTTGCCTTTAATTTTTTGAGAGCGACATCTAATTTTGCTTTCTTTTTCATAGCAGAGGGTTTATTTCCTCTTGAAATC